TAATCCTCAGTGGGGACATTACCTGTATTTACTTCCTTTCTTAGCTCCTTATGCTTCCCTAGAAGCTAGAGAGTCAAACGCTCCACTCCTGAAACACGAACCATTTGAATTAGTAGCATCAAACCAAAAATCATGAAGCAGATATTAATAGCTCTTTGTTCTCTCTTTTTATTTAGTTGCTACTCTAATAAGGCAGTAACCCGTAAGATTGACAGATTAAACTTTAAAAATGCCCCGGCAGTGGCCAAAGCTTATCTTAAGTTATATCCAATCAGACTAGATACCCCCAAAGTTACAGTAGACACTGTTACTGTTGAATCTCCAGTAAATTTAGACTCCTTAAAGGCAGAACTTGAGAAAGAACGTCCCAAAGATACAGTCAGGGAATTCTTACCAGATTCTACCTGTGTAGTGAGAGCAGAAGGCCTTAAGAGTTATATTGCCAAGCAAGATAAACTTATTGACCGGCTAATCAAAGAATCTAAGGAGAATGTCAAAACTATAACAATAACAAAAGAGATTCCTTGGGAAGATACACACAAAACAGTAATAGCTCAGAATAAGGTTGATTCCATATCAGCGGTAAACATAAAACAGCAAGAGGCCAATCAGAAACTAGAAAAAAGGATTAAGAGAACTTCCACGGTAATGTGGTCGTTTATCGTAGTCTTCTTATTATCCGTAATGGTTAATATAGTCCAGTTTAAATTAAAAATATGAATACAACAATTATCAGCTTTCTAGCTGAGTTTCTAAGACGTTTAACTAAGAAATCTCCAAAATTTTTCGTGATCATCAAAGTAATTGCTTTGATAGTTTCTTTAATTTCAGGTGTTCCTGCTCTGCTTGAACAAGCTGGAGTAGTTCTTCCAGAACCATTTGCAACACTTGCAAGTAAAGTGGTTTCAATTTCAGGTGTAGTAGCTATTGTAGTAGCTCAATTAACTGTAGCTGATCCTGCTGCTGCTCAACCAAAATGAAAGGAGTAAGAGAAGGAGCGGCCATAAGTTATTGGTTTCTAACTAGCAATTTAAGCTATATCCTAAACTCCATCCCTTCAGAGCACTTGCCTGTTCTTTCCGCATTTAACGTACTTCAAATCTTCTCTCTAGTAGGGGTGATACTATCAAGAAGGAAACTCTTCTTGGCCATTTATGGTCTCATATTTATAGGTAGCGTTTTTACCTTAAATTATTTGATCGTGGAAGATAGAGGATTGAGGTATTTTTCCATTATTAATTCTTTCTTAATCCTGTTCTTTTTAAACCCCACAAAAGATGAACCGATTTGAAAACTGGTTAGAATCCATTTATGATTTCCTTTTTATTCTAGCTATAACTCTCTTTGGATATATTGTTCAGATTGGATATATGTACATCAAGGACAAAACTATAGGCCGTAAAAAAGTCTTTGTGTTATTCTTGATCAATCTCAGTATCTCTTATTTCTTAAATAAACTCCTAGTGAAGGTAGGTTGGGCTGATTGGGTATGGTTAGGAGTTTGGTTCTATAATGCTAATAGCATTTGGTTACTGGAAGTGATAGGAAAGAAATTTAAGAGGGGGATTGAAAAGGCTGTTCCAAGTATCGTAGAAAGCTGGTCTGAAAAATTAAAACCTAAAGATACTGAAGATGACAACACTAATTCTTAATTTCTTTTTAGGATGGTCTTGTTTTGTAGTTTTAATGTCCTTTTTAGTAGGGCAATTTAAAAGTGTAAAACTGAAGGACTGTAAAAGAGAACGTATAAAACTTACTATCCTATTAGGATTATTATTGGTTTTAAGTTCTGAATTAAATAATCTTAGAGATAGGCACGAGATAATACTATGGCCTTTGATGGCAGTATTATTTGGCTTTGTAGAAATGAAACTTAAGGAACAAAAAGCATGAATGAAGAAGCCTATAAAGAAGTGGCACTAAATTTGAACATAGAAGTAGCAACTATAAAGGCTGTAGATTCTGTGGAGAGTGGGGGAGCTGGATTTTGGTCAAGCGGAGAGCTTGTGATCCTATATGAACCTCACATATTTTGGAAGGAGCTGAAAAAGGTGGGAATTGATCCATATAAAGTACTGGCAAAGAATCCTCAATATAAAGATGTACTCTACCAGAAATGGAAGACCTTACCATATCCAAAAACCTCCTTAAGGTGGCCTCAAATTGAGAAAGCAGCATTCCTACAAAAAGAATGTGCTTACAACTCAGCCTCCTACGGCAGATTTCAGATCATGGGATTCCATGGAAAGGCTCTAGGTTATCCTAGTTCGTTTCACATGGTCGAAGATATGAAAAAAAGTGAAGAGAATCACTTGGTAATCTTCTCCAAGTTCGTGAAAGTGAACAATTTAACAAATTACTTAAGAAATAAAGACTGGGCCGGATTTGCACTTCACTATAATGGAGCCGGATATAAAGCAAACAAATACGATATTAAACTTGCAAAGGCTTATGAAAAATTTAAATGATGGCGGCTGTGGCTGCAACTAACCCTGCTCTTGGGGTATCAAGAGATAATTAAACAATATGGCACGTAAAGAATTGTTTTTGAAAGCCGGAAGTGTATTCTACACTGATCCAGCGACTGTAACTAAAGATGTAAAGAAGTCTTCTTGGTTTCGTCTTATTCTAGTTAAACTATTGAATGAGATGGGAGTACCCGTAGTTGATCCTTGTTGTCCAGCAGGTACGAGAGTTCCTTTGGCTTACAATACAGCAACTGGTCAAGATGAAGTTTACATTGATGGTGCTTGGGTTCCTGTAGAAACTGCTTCTGGAGCAAGTACAACTACAACAACTTCAACTACTACTACTCTACCCTAATAGGATGGTAATAGCACAAAAAGTTAAGGAGTCTTTCGACTCCTTTTTTTTATTCACAACTGGCACAAGTTAAAATCTGTCTCGTTAATTGTTGAGCAGCATTCACATTGTGTTGGTAGTATAAACCTTTCAATCCTAATTTGTGAGCCTTCAGTATGAGAGCATTGATCTCCTTGGCTGACTGTCCTCCAATGAATACATTTAAAGACTGTCCCTGATCAATGTACTTCTGTCTTTGGGCAGCTTGCAGGATTACTTCATTCTGATCCACTTCATGGGCAGTCCTAAAGATTAACTTCTCCCGGTCAGAGAGGAAGTCCAAGTGTTGTACACTTCCATGGTTATGCATTATGGAATCCCAAATCTCCTCTGTATTCTCTCCTTTCTCCTCCAGTAACTTCTCCAGATACTTGTTCTTCACCACCGCCTTAATTTTGGCAATATCTTTTATATAAATATTAGCCTCCCTAATTTCAATACTTTGAGACTCATCAAAGATGAATGCAGTGGATGTAGTAGGAGGTAGGGCTATTAAAGTTGAATTTCTTCTTCCTATTCCCTCTAAAACTTCAGGCTCTCCAAATAATTCAGCAAGTTTCTCGGAGGCAGCATAGGCTTGCTCCTTAATTGTTTTCTGAATTAAAACGTTCCAGTTACGAGCTTCCAGACTTTCAAAAGGAATCATCTTAGATTGCAGGAAGGAGTGATACCCTAATCTTCCCAATCCCAAGGCCCTGTGTCTCTTAGCAAAGTTTACAGCCCTTTCAAATCCAAATATATCTGAAGCCCTCTCAATGAATTCAGTCATAGAAGCATCCAACAAAGCTACAGCAACAAACACACAATCAGTATCTACCCACTCCTCAAATAAACGATCATTCAAAGAAGCTAAATCACATACAAATGTCTCCACTTCATTGGAAGGTAGGGAGATTTCATTACACATTTGAGAGGCCTTAATAAGGCCTTTTCCTTTATATACTTCAGGTACTGATTCTCCGTTGTTGGCGTTATCAGTAAACCACAGGTAGGGAAGACCTGTCTCCAGTCTCTTCTTAATCACCTTAGCCCACTTCTTACGCTTCTCAGCATCCCCGGCTTCCATCTCTTCCAACCACTTATCTTTCACGCATACGCCCCACGTAATGTGTTGAATAGCATCACCTTCTGCACGAATGTTACACCACTCATCAAAGTCTCCATGGTCAATATCAATGTATCCGGCAAAGTATCCTCTACGAACTGTTCCTTGATTGATTGTGTTAGCAGCTTCTTGGAAGAATTGCAGGAAAGGTTTTGATCCGTTGGAGGTTCCATTGGTACTAATCTTTGATCCCCGCTCACGAATGTCTCCAAAGTAGCCGGAGGTTCCTCCTCCATGCTTACACATCATACCAATTTCTGAAATAGTTTTTAAGATTCCCTCTACGGAATCAGGTACGTAAGAGCCAAAACAGGATATAGGAAGGCCTCTGGTAGTACCAAAGTTTGTCCAGATTGGTGTGGAAGGAGAAATCCATCCATTTGCAATGTACTGGGCAACCTTTTTTCCTATTCCTTCTATCTTTGTAATTTCTTCAACTCTGTTCCCTATAATATTTAATCTCTCTTCAACTGTTTGTCCGGGTAATAAATAATCCCGTTCTAAAAATAGTTGTCCTTCTGGGGTAAGCCATTTAATTTCCATATTAAAATAAATCTTCAGAGTTTACTGAAATGCTTTTTTTGTTATAATTTGTTGATGTTTTGTGAAAAAAATCAGTGTGAGTCATAGAGTAAGTTTCTATCTCAAACCATTTAACAGGTTTAAGTAGAGCATTATCTATTTCGAAGATTGGATCACACTTAATTAAAGCAAGGGATTGATTGAATCTCTTTTTTATATACTCCACTACAACCTTCTTAGGAAGGAAGTCAAGCTCTCCTTCAGAGAAAATCCAATCAATAATCTTCAACTCTGCTTCATAGGCTTTTTTACAGGCCCTCTCAATTTTGTTGTAGAAATCCTCAGTGAACCACTCAGGATATTCTTTCCTTATGAGGTTGATCAAATGACTGCCTAGGAGGGCATGTAGAGTCTCTTCCTTGGCAGTTGCCTGTATGACGTTATCAATACCAGTAAAAAGGTTTCTCTCCTTATTAAAGGACTTTACAATGAGAAATTGAGAGAAGAGAGATACGTTCTCAATGAATAGGGAGAACAGGGCAAGTGTAAGTGTGTAATACTCTTTATTATCACTCCCGGCATTCTTAAGGTACTTAGACAAATAATCCACCCTACCTTGGATGGATTCTTCTTGCAGGGCAAGATCAAATTCATTATTAAAACCTAAAATCTCCAGTAAGTGTGCATAAGCCCTACTATGTCTTACTTCAGACTCTGCAAAGGTAGCTCCCACTGCGTTAAACTCCGGCTTTGGAAAGTGTTTATATAGATCACCCCAGAAGCTCTTCACTGATACTTCTATTTGGGAGATGGCCAGTAGTGAATTCTTAATGGCATTCCTTTCTACGGAATTTATTTTAACCTTGAAATCATCTACATCAGATTCGTAATTGTACTCGGTATGTACCCAGAAGCTAAAGTTAATAGCATCTACAAATTCCAACAATTCAGGGTACTCAAAAGGCTTAAATGCTGTTCGTTTTTCAAATATACTCATAATCTTTAATCAAGGGTCTATAATATAATCTATCTTAAGTTCTTTTCCAAATAATATTCGACTTTACGAATTAATTTTTAAAATTTAAATCATAATTATTTATTTCATTCTAATAGCTTCCTCCTTAAGCTTTTATAAAAAAGAGAGTAATTAAACTCTCTTCTTTTGTAAATTTAAACGAGCATCTGCCCTCGTCAAATTGATGTTCCGTTTAGTATCAACATCCACTACTACATAGTGAGTAGGCTCTGCTCCCACGAACAGAACATCAGAGTCTTTCTTGAACTTAATCTTAGCATTACCCAGATCATATTCAAGGTCTCTGTTCCATTGTAGGAAGTCCCCTATTGAAGCCTTAGTGATGTCAAACTTGACGGCTTCTCCCTGAATGAAGAATAAATCCTCCTTAGGAATCTCAACCTGATCACTTTTCACTGCTTTTGCTTTTCCGTCCTTGTTGTGCCACAGGTTTAGAACGTGACCATCATAAACCGGAAAGTCATCTGCTGTGAAGAATAAAACTTTTTCTTGCATATTTTTTGTTTTAGTATAAAAAAGAAAGGACTGCAATTTACTACAGTCCTTTGAATTGACAAAATTTTTGTCATTACTTTTTAAGTAATTCTTCCCTCTCTTTTTTGAGTTGAGCGGCAAGGGAATAATCTTCACTCTCTACGGCTTGATCCAATTTGGCTTGAAGTTCTTTTAATTCTTTTTCTTTTGGGTTTTCGACTTTGATTGAGGATGTAACAGTTCCTGCTACTTGTCCACTTGGGTAGAAGTAAGTAATAACGGTGATTTCGTAATCTCCCCGGATATACTTATGTTCTTCCTTGTCTAGTTTGATTTCGTCTCCCATGGTTGTGTTTGTGTAGTACTTGTTTAGAATTGAATTTAAAAATCCAAACATAAGATAATAATTTGATTTCATAACTTGTTTACATTAAATATAGTTCCAATATCGTACCTAATTGATAATCAGGTCTTTATGGCAGTTTTATTTTATCTACTCTGTCAATTTTTGTATTTTTATAAAAAAGAAACAAACTCACCTGACTTTAAGGCAGTTTTACTTTTACAGGCTTTTTTCAATGTGAAGTAAACTATTTTTAACTCTTGACAAGCTTCTGAAGTATTTTTAAATCTCTTCAAAAATTTATGATCCTTATCAAATAGAATAATAGTTGAATTTCTGTTAAAGTAATAGTTTTTATTCCTTTGTATTGGGATGGGAATTTTATTATATCCAACGGAAGGATTTGTAGAATCAAAAAGTTTTATAAAGTAAGATTCATAAAAGTCTAACTCTTTTTCTTCACACTCCATAACTAAATCAAGTCCAAATTCCCCACACTTACAAATATCCTCATATAGAACATCTCCTTTGAAGAGATTAGAATTTGATAAATGATTACTTACTCTTGATTTTACATTAGTACTACTTCCTATGTATATTTTGTTATTACATGGAACTGTTATTTTATAAACTCCCATTTTGTTATCTTCAATAATAGGATTATAAATAGAAGTTTTAAATATTTTCATACGATACCAAAAAATATTAACATTTCATATACCTCCTCCTGCAACTCATTCAATCCCTTTGAGTTGTCTATAACGTAATCAAAGTCCCAGTTATCAAGGGAAGTCTCAGATGGATGTCTTTCTTCCAAAGTTGCGTAATCAGCCTTTGTTAAGTCTCTATTAATACGAATTACAATACCTCCCCGATCTTTAATAGCTTGAGCTTCATTGGGGAAACGAGTATCAGTTACAATCCATTTAGGATATTCTACTTCAAATTCATAATCGTAGACAATACCATTCTCATCTTTTATAGTTCTGGAAAATCCTCCTTCCACAGGCTCTGCTACATAATCTGAGAAGAGACTGTTCACCCAAGAATTTCTGTGAAGTCCATCCCGGATAGCCTCAGTACCAAGCTTCTGTAAAAACTCACGCACTGTCATAGGAGTCTCCTCATAACTAGTTGAACTATAAGGCCCATCAAAAGCAAATGAAGTGAGGGTATTCCACTCCTTTGGAAGAAAGGTTTTCTTAAATTCCTGATCTTCAAATTTCTCTGTCGGGATATTAAGCATCAGGGATGCGACTTGCTTAAGCTTTGCAGCAAACTTCTTAATCTCCCAATCTGAAGCATAGTGAAGACCAAAAGCATCTGGATTGGAATTACCTCTCTTAAACTGTTCAAAGGTTCTTTTGGAGGCACATTCACTTGTGAGATACTTTATAATGTCTCCGGTGGTATCTTTTCCTTCAGCCAGCCCCGATATACCCATTGATCCCAATGAGCGTTACCGGGGCTGCTATTTTGTGTTTAAGCATTTATTAAATTTTTGTTTTTATATTTCCAAATGAATTTTTTGGCAGATTTTGATTTTCCCACACAACAGCGTCTTATATTTTCTGCTATGCAACCCATAAATTTAGCAGCTTCAGTACAGTTTCTAAATTCTTGTATAAAAATTCCAGAAATGGTATATTGTAAAACTGATATAGATTTTTTACTTTTTCCTCCAGTTCTACCTTTGTGAGAAGGAGTATGTCCTTTTTTAAACATAGTGGGCCTAATTTTTTCTAAAGCCTCCTCACTCTTATTCCCTGTATTTTTACCTATTAAAGATTTTCTTCTTTTTTCTTTTGTTTCTTCACTTTGCTTTTTACCAGTTAATGCTTTTCTTATTTTTAACTTAGTTTCCTCTGTAACTGGGATTCCTAAATTCCAAGGTTTTTTGTTTTTAACAAAAGAAGTTTGATTTCCAAAAGAAAGTCCATCTCCCCCAGTTGTATGATTAATAAGACTGCAACCTAAGTATTTATAATAAGAAATCCAAAATTTTTCCCAGTATTTCCAATCTTTTATATCTATCTCATCTATAATTTCTAATTCTGGATTTAAATTTAATTTCTTAAGACTATTTATCCATCTTCTTTTATGGGTATTTTTGTCCCTAGAAGGGTTTTTATGGTTTCTATACCGTTCTTTTGGTTTATTAGCTTTTCCTACATACCTAATTTGATTAGAGACAGGATCAATTAATATGTATATAAATGTATTCACTACACAATATACGAAAAATAATTTAATTTACCAAAATTAATCCAATGTACCCATTAATACCAATTAAAT